TGGGAGCTTCATTCGGTGAGTATGGAACTTCGCCTTCTGGAAGCATACTCACAGCTTCATAGTTCCAAATTAGAATTGCACGGAGAGCATCAGTATCATACTCTTTCAGAGCTTCCACTTTTTTAGCCTTACTTCTTTGTTTAGAAACAAATGCAAGAACCTCTGTCAAAAGAGGATTAGGTGGAAGTTTAGTCTTAGTCATTGTCTTTGTCATTTACGAATTTGTTTTGGGTCTTTCATCATAAGTATACCAACCTGTGGCAATATATTTTTCACATGAATAGACTGGATTTCCTCTATGCACATGAGTAAAAAAGGCAGGCCAAATAGCACAAGTTCCAGCTTTTGGTTGTACTTTAACACCCTGCCAGAGAAATTCTGTCTCACCCTCTCCCTCTGGCACATCATTTAGATATATTGTCCAGGCAAGTGCTCTATCACAGTATTGCAAACTAGAATTTTCACAATGCCATTGATGAAATCCTCCTTTTTTGGGTGTTTTTTGTAATTTTACCCAATGAGAACTTGCATGAACACATGTAACTGGAAAATATGTTTCCGCATATTGTTGTGCAGCTTTGTTTAATGCAGCATCAACTATTAAATGCGCTTCTCTATTTTGTTCGTCAACTGTATTAGCATTATTTACATAAAATGAATAGTCATGTCTATTCAGAAGATCCGCAGCTTCTGCGGGTTTACCATGTAAAAAACTTAAATTTGGACGCCTAGAAGCTTCTTCAATTGAATCAATTAAATACTCACATTCTTCTTGTGATAGAACATTAGGATATATTCCAATAAAATTTTCATCCATTAATCTTCATCATCGTAATAAAAATCTTGGTCGTCAAGGACTACTCGAAGAGCAGTCAGTTGAGAAGTAATTAGGTTCCCTTCAGTATCATACATTTCAGGGTGTGTTGCAATCTGTGCTGTCTTAAGTTCTACATACTCGGAATATTTTTCGTTTGCGAACCAACCTGAAATGAAACCAACGATAGTGCCACCAACTGCAAATAAGGCACCAAAAACCAGTGAAATTGCTAACATCTTTCTAACCTTGAGAGATAAACAAAATGGAACCTACTTCATCCTCCAACTCTCATGTTTATTTAGAAACCTTTTTGTGATTCTTAGTTCCTTTTTTACGCCCAGGTTTTCTGTCATTACTGTACTGCCACGCATCTTCAAGTATACCATAGAGATATGTCTTGATCTTACGAACTTGAGGTTTTGGAATATGTCCGTAAGCTTCACGAAGGAATTTGTGATTGTAGTCACTACCTCCTTCGAGATACTCTTCAAGTTCGTTTACAAGATCCGCGATTTCTTGTGCAGTCGAACTATGAATAAACTCTTCGACTGCAGGTCTCTTTACATCAGAAACTCTCAGATAGTCATACATTTTAAGTACAAATCGACCATCAAAAGCATAATCAATAGCTTTCTCAACGTCGTAGTACAGTTCGTTCATCAGATTACACCTTGTTCTCGTAAGTATTTTAAACTGTCAGTACATCCACCAAGTTTCTGATCATCCATAACGACCTGAGGAAAAGTAGATCCTTCGCCAAACTCATTGTAAAATTGTCCGCGATCAAAATCTGTATCTAAAACATATTCTTGAAACTCAAGATCTTTTCCAACTAAAATACGTTTGATTGTCTCACAATATGGACAACCAGGCTTAGAGTAAACAGTGAAAGACATTTCTTTTATCTAGTAGAGTTTATTTTTTGATGTATCCGTTTTCTTCCAACCACTCGCGAGTCATCGGTGTTGGTTCAAAAAATTCCCACATTCTTCCAGTCGCACAAGCTTCAAGTGCATGTGCAGTCATACCTTCAGTATGACCAGCCCACATTGCTTCACGTTCCCATGGAAGAGATGACTTAGGATACGTTTTTTCTGCAATTTCTGCCCAATACGCAGGGACATTTTCTTCAGGTTCAATGATAGCAATCATGTTATTTTCGATAGAACCTGCCATACAATCCTGTGCAGCGTGCCATCCTTCATGACGCATCACAGACATCAATGCGCCAGGACGATGCATGTACCTTTTGTTGAGGTAGAAATTATTAGAGACAGTATGATAGACACCACGGTGTCCAACTGGAAAATACTTTTCGTTCGCAAGATAAACTTTACTACCAACCTGATTCAGTAGAACCAACATGTAGTTGAATTCATCAGCAATAACAGTAAACTTTTCTGGATTTTCATACTGTGAAGAGATATCAAGTAAAGAAAATACTTCTTCCACTCCGTCAGTACATTCCTGAAGGATCATACACCCCATGGAATCCATGGTGTAATAACCCTTAGTTGGTTCTGCGGCAACAGGTGTTGCAGCTAAAAGACCCGCGAGGATATATTTGAACATAAAAAAGAGGGCGGTTAGGCCCTCAGTATATCAGGTTTGGTATCTCATTGCAAGTTATTCGTCAACAGTGTATTAGAAAAGCACACGGGGGCGGGTTGCCGATCAGAGACCTGCGTCGGTTAGGCGTTGCTCTAAGGTTTCGATCTTGGCGATTGCTTCTTGCAACGCAGCGGTGAGGAGCGGGACCAGCTTTGCTTGGTCAATACCTTGCATAATAGGACGATCACCAGTCTTTACCCAACTCATTGTGCGGGTAACGGTTTCACGAACCTCCTCCACGGCATCAACACCAGGTGTCATCTCGTTACCCTCTTCGTCGTAAGTTGCCTCTACCTCTTCGACAGCAGGAGTGATAACGACCTGTTCTTTGTAAGTAAGAATTTCGGGCTCATTAACGTTTTCTTCACGAACAGAGCCATCCCAATCGAACAGAGTGCCGATCTCTTCTGTTTCGTCCTTGGTGCCGGTTACGGATTCGGGAACAATTTCTTGTACTTCGTGAGCAAGAAATCCGTCAACAGTCTTTGATGCGTCGGCGATGAAATTAAAGCGGCAAGGCTTAAGTGCTTTAACGCGATCTGCAGCACCCACTATTGGAATTACATTTTCCTTGAGGCGGTAGTCGGAGGAGGTGCTGTAAACGGTTGCACTACCGTTGGTTGCGATTACACCTACTTGACCATTTGGGTTATAAAAAGCGTGATGGTTACGTGAAGCGGTACTATCTCTAGAAGACAGCATCACAACAGAGGTGCTATCAATTCGTTTGGCGTTAGCAGCTCCAGTAGTTAGGTCAATTGACGACTCTGTACCAAAGAATACTTGACCTGCGAAGAAACCACCACCTCGATAACTGACATTAAAAGTCTCTGTATTGTTTCCGTTAGTGACCTTGAAAGCTTTGTTTGTGTCAGTTGTTTGTGTGTTGGAGGCGTGACTACGGATACCCGTAGCAGCCGCAGAATTGACTTGCAGTGATGTTTGCGGATCATTCGTGCCAATGCCGACGTTGCCGTCGGAAGCTATTCGCATTCGCTCCGTCGCAGAAGATGCCCCATCCGCAGTCGTGGAGAACACAAGGCGACCTGGCATGTCGTTGGCACCAGGGGTGCCGTCTACTTCTACGTCAATGCGTGCTGCTTGTACTAAATTAGAGCCATCCGCGCCGTTAAAAGAAAGCGAACCAAGACGGTCTCCTGATGCCACTGCTGTACTGGAGCCTACGGCAGATCCTCTGCTCTTCCCGAGGTAGATGGACGGGCCGTTAGAGTTGGCTACATTTCTTGTTATACCAGCTGCCGTCTCCCCGCCGTTTGATTCAATTTGATAAAGAGGGGCGACCGCCGTCCCCCCAAAAAGGTAGTTACTACGACTACTACTCGTCTTAACCAGCAGGCGACCTGAGGAGTCGATACGCAGCCGCTCGCTGCCTTGTACGTTAAAAGTGAGATTTGCAGTAGACGCCCCACCGTCATTCTTTAAGTACGACAGACCGCCATTACCGTTTCTAAGGACAAGCTCATAATGATCATTGGCATCCCGATAGAAACCACTTTCATTGTTAAGTCCTACACTATCGGTGCGAATTTGCCACCCAGCTGTTGTTGCCGCTGATTCAACGTGAACCTTTCCAAGAGGATTGTTCGTGCCGATGCCGACGTTGCCGGTGTATGTAATTCTCATCGCTTCAGTGAGCGTTGAGTCTGTACTCACTCTCCTAGTGGAAAAAGACAAGTCACCTATAGAGTTATTGTTTCCGCTGAGAACTAAACCTTTAATTCCAGCCCACTGTTTAGTGGCGGCTCCAAACCCAAGAGAACCTCCAGAGTTTGGAACAAGAGTTGATGATTTGACTGAAACAGTCAGGTTAGAGGTGTCTAAAGCTGATGTCGTTTGATCTGCTCCACTTACCTCTAAGCCGTTGGAGGCGATTCGGACTTTCTCCGAACCTGCACCTAGAACTCCGTTATAAAAACGGAACGAACCATCACCTTCTGACCCTACATGCCAGTTATTAGTGCCGGTACTGCTAGATCCGTATTGAACCAAGGCATAACCTGAGCCTGACCCAAAGCGAATATTTCCTGCAACGTCAAGAGGATATTGCGGATTGTTCGTACCGATGCCAACCGAACCACCAGTAACATGAAGACCAGAAGAAAATGTAGAGACACCACTAGAATTTACATTACCAGTTAAGTTACCATTGAAAGTAGTTGCAGTAATGACACCAGAATAAACAGCATCACCACTATCTCTAATAGTCAGACCTGTACCAACTTGAATGGAATCATCAGCACCATTAAGAGTCAAAGAACTTGTTCCAATCGTCAAGATACCTGTGATTCTTGCATCACCATTGACAACCAGAGCAGTTGTAGCCGTTCCAGTGTTGACAATTACACCACTTCTGAATGTACCAATACCAAGTGAATCAACATGAGTTACATCATCATAAGTGATTGTACCAGCACAAGATATATTTCCACTTACAGAAAGAGAATCTGCAGTTATGATACCAACAACGATGTCTGGTGTTCCAGTCAATCCTGTAGCATCAGCATCGGCACCAATAAATTTTCCAGTTGATGATTGATACTTTAAGAACTTACCATCTACTTTTGCACTAGTTCTATCAACGTCATCAAGGAACTCAAGACGAACTTCACCACCGCCACCTTGAGCTGCAACAATGTTCTTGAGATTCTCAAGTTCTCTACGAATCTTAGAGATCTCTGGACTAGTTGTATTGGTTTGAACTTCTTCCTTAGTAGTTACCTTCTCAAGAATTCGCAGAGCATGATCAATGACATCATCATTAGTTTTATTCTCAGTAACTACTGGTTCTTTATTACTGGATATAATACTGTTTACAATGTCCTTTACGTCATTACTCTCTACTTGAGGAGTTAGCCATGAATCAATTTCTTGTATTTGTTTTTCTCTTTTATCTTCTTGTACTTCTTTTGCCTTTCTCTTAGGTGGATCCTCTCCTCTTAGATGTGCGGAGTAATCTGCAAGAACAGACTCTAAACTAAGATCACCAACTAAATCTCTATATTCCTTTTCTTGAGCTTGAATTTCCTCTTTTTTCTGCTGTTTAGCTTGTTTAATATAAGAGAAAAATTCATTCAGTTCATTGTTGATATCCATTTCGGTCTAGAATTTTTTTCCTTTTAGTATTTAGAAAAGAGAAGACCCCCTGATAGTAGCCAGGGGGTCTTCTGCGACGACGATATTCAGTTCTATTTAGAGTGCGTTGCCTCTCGGAAGAACTTCTTCTGGAAATACAAACGATTCGTGAGGCTGGTCTACTGGAGCCATCCAGGCACGGAGTCCTTCATTGAGGAGGATGTTTTTCGTATAGAACG